TTATACACCAAATTCAGGAGAAGAATTAAAAAGATTAGATTACAGAACGAAAACTTGGGATAAGGTGTTTAGAAAAAAGGTAATTGAACTTCAAGAACATAAACCAGTTATTGTCTGTGGTGATTTAAATGTGGCTCACAAAGAAATAGATTTGAAAAATCCAAAGACAAATTTAAAAACAGCTGGATATACTATAGAAGAAAGAGAATCATTTGATAAATTATTAAAAGATGCTGAACTAGTTGATACTTATAGATTTTTAAATCCTGAAAAAGTAGAATATAGTTATTGGTCTTATCGTTTTAATAGTAGAAAGAAAAACACTGGGTGGAGAATAGATTATTTTTTAGTCAGTGATAAAATTATTAAAAATATTAAAAAAAGTTTAATATTAACAGAAATTATGGGGTCAGATCATGCTCCTATAAAATTAGTATTAAAGTTTTAGTTTATTTAGAAAATGCAATTTTCCTATTTTTGAATTTAACTTCAAAAGGGGCTATGCCAGCACCTCTATTATAACTTTCTCTGAGACAAGTTGCAGAGGCAGAATTATCAACTAAATTAGTTGGTTTACTACCAGCTGGGCATTGTTGCCAGCAAATACCTTGACCTCCTGGACCCATTGAATAACCGGGAGAACATTTATCATAACACATTGCATTTACCTTTTGTTTATTAGGACCACATCCAATAGCATCACCAATTTCTCTTGGATAGGTATTTGTTTGAATTGTTAAGGGTCCGCCTTGAGAACAAAATCCAGGACTTTGTGGAGATGTACCAGCTGGACAGTTATAACATAAGCCTGCAAGACTTTGTTGACCAGATGGACAATCTGAAGTTATTGGGTCACAATGCCAAGTTGTAGGATTCCAATCACCGTGACATCCTCCCCCTGATAAATGTGGTGGTGTTCCTATAACAGAATGTACTTTTAGTCCACAAGTTAATGTTCCATTTAAATCATAACCAGGAGGACAATCTTGTACACAAGTTTCGCCAGTAGCATTAGGATGATAACCTGGACGACAATCTCTATAACAAATTAATCCACCAGGTGCCGCTTTATTCTGTCCAGGTGGACAAGTATCCATTACAGTAGGTGCTTTTGTTTCTGAACCCATATAAATATCAATTAAGGTGCCATTTGATCCTGGATATTGTTTATAACATTGAGTTGCTCCATCGCTCTTAAATCCAGATTTACAAGGAGGATAACATAATCCACCACTGTTTTCTAATCCATCTAAACAACGATATTTACTAACACACATTTTATTTCCCATTGTTTCATACATTATAGGAATCATATTCAAAGGTGGTGGTAATAAAACTCCTAAACCCATTGCTATTTTTAATTCTTCTGGTAAATTTGCACCATCGTACCAACCTTCTGGACAATTTTCATATTGACCTGGGTCAAAAACTTGTATTAGTCCTCTTGTTATAGTAGTACCTAGAATCATTTCAGCTATATCTTGTCCTACTCCAATTTTACAATTACCTAATCCATCTGACTCAGTTGTATAATCAACTGCTTTACCTTTGCAATAGTCTGGTGTAATTGTACATATTTGATTATTATAATCATAAGGTAGTCCTTTTTCTTCGCAAGACGATTTCATTGCAAAAGAAGTATATTTACAATATGAATTATTAGAAGCATCTGTTATCCATTGAACATAGGTTTCATTACACTCTTTATTATCAGAAGAAAGACATTTCTTTAATTTATCCCAATCATAACTTGCGTCACAAGATTGCTTGTCTTTGTAAGTACAATATTTTTGTCCATTAATTTCTATCATTTTTGAATTAGGAAAATAATTACATAATGTTTCATAAATATAATCAGAACCTGATTGTGAAGTTAAGTAATCAGTTGCCTCTTTAATTAATTGTGTTTTAACATTTTCAAAATCAATATCAGTAAGATTTTGTGTGTCCATATTTTTCAAAATTAAACTCATATAATTTATTATATATCGTATACTAATCATTCTAGTTATTTCATATTTGTTAGTTGGTTCTGGTAAAACTATAGTTTTATCACTTGTGCTAGCTTTAAATTTGTCAATAAAGGCAATTGTTTCTGGTAATGGATTACCTGATACATCTATACCCGATGGAAACTTATTAATAGGACTTCTTATTAAAGAACCAGGTAATGTACCACCATTTTCAATTACTTTATTTTCTATTGTTGTATTTATTTTTTCTTTAAATTTTCTCCAAGTATCTAAATATGTTATATCATCGTAATTACCAACATGTGCTAAATCTAATCCTAAAGAAAGTATTTGCACCGCTAATAATGCTAAACCTACAGGACCGCCCGCTAAATCCATTCCAAATTCAGCCCAAGTTTTCCCAACAGCTACTCCAGCTGTTACTGCTGCTTTTTCACCTACACCTATTGCAACTTTCTCACCAGCACCTATTGCAACTTTCTCACCTGCGCCTACTGCGACTTTTTCACCAGCACCTATTGCAACTTTTTCACCAGCACCTACTACGACTTTTGCACTAGTATCTACTACAATTTTTTCACCAACTCCTAAACCAAGTTTTTCAGTAACTTGTATTCCAGCTCTATTAATATCAAAAAATATATTTTTAAAAGAATTGAATCCAATTTTTTCTCCAATTGAAGCCGCAAATTCACCAGTAGTCTTTAAAAAGATTTCACTAGCTACTTTTTCGCTGACACCAATTACTTTATAAGCAACATATTTTGCTATCATATCAAATCCAACTTGAACTGCAATTTGTGTAACTAAATATTTAGCGTGTTCAAGTCTTTTTGTAACTTCATCAGGATTCCCGGCATTTGGATCAGGTAAACAACAATTTTGTGGTGGGACAGTAGCTATAGCAGTATTTATATAATTTTTTGCACAATTGGGTGCAACACCACCATTATTTGATGGACATTCAAATACTTGACTCGCTAATTTAGAACCAGGAGTTATAGAACCAGGAGTTATAGAACCAGGAGTTATAGAACCAGGAGTTATAGAACCAGGAGTTACAGAACCAGGAGTTACAGAACCAGGAGTTACAGAGGTAGAAGTTAAAAAATTAAAGATATTATTATCATTTTGATATGCTTGATATAAAATTCCTACTATAATCAAAATTAATAAAATTATAATTAATATTAAAAATATTTTCTTCATATATTATAATGATAAAATATATTATTGAAGAATTTAATGCATTAAGTTCAATTGCTGTTGATATTGGTAAAGATGTAGGAAAAGGTATTGGAAAAGATATTGCTATCGATATTGGGAAAGGTGTTGGGAAAGATATTGGTCTTGATATAGGAAAAGGTATTGGAAAAGATATTGGTCTTGATATAGGAAAAGGTATTGGAAAAGATATTGGTCTTGATGTAGGAAAAGGTATTGGTAAAGATGTAGGTCTTGATGTAGGAAAAGGTATTGGTAAAGATGTAGGTCTTGATGTAGGAAAAGGTATTGGTAAAGATGTAGGTCTTGATGTAGGAAAAGATGTATCAAAAGTAGCAGCAACAGATGCAGGAAAAGACGCAGTTGTTGATGCAGTTAAAAATTCACCTGAAGCACTTGTTAAAGAATCAAAAAGTATTTTATCTCAAGCAGGAGATGCAGCTGTTGATTTTGCAAAAAAACACCCTAGGTTAACAGCAGCAGGATTAACAGCAAGTGGTGTAGCTATATATGCGGCTGCTAATCATATATCTTTTAATGAAGCTACCAGTCAATTAACTAATTCTGTTGGAACAAATGTTATAAAACCAATTGCAGAATCAGTAGGAACTTTAGCAAAAAGTGCTTTAAATATAGCTACTAATGATATTGCAAAACCAGTATTGGAACCATTTTGGGACGCTATTAAAGAATTTTTTAATGCTTTTAAAACACCTTTAATAATTATTGGTGTAATATTAGTTTTAATAATAATATATAAAATATATAACTTTATAAATAATTAATTATAAAAAATATTAGTTTTTTTCTAATCAATTATATATAATGATTCAAGACGATATCTTTATTGCTTTAATAGCTGCCTTGGTTAACTTAATCCTTTCTATCTTAGTCCCTTGTGCAATGAGAGGAGAAGATAATTTTTTACCTAGTGTAAGAATTATGTTACAACAACACCGCACTGCATTAGTTACTTCCTCTGTATTGGTTGCTGTAACCGTATTCTTAGCTTTACAAGCCGCACCTGTAGTCAGAAACGAATTACCCGACTACATTGTAAACTTGGCTAAATTATCTCACTAATCAATTAATTTAGAATTAACTATAAAGTAAACTCTAAATTATTCTAGTTTTAATACCCACTCTTTCCCCTTTAATTTACAACCAATCTTTTCTAAAACATCTTTCTCCATAAATTTTTCATTCTTAAAACTTAATTCATAAGATTTATCTTTTTTACTAGTTTTAATATCAATATCTCTTTCTAATATAGTATTAATTTCTTTGATTCTATATTTAACTCTATCTTTCAAATTATAAGGGAATGGGAAAACTGGATGATTTGCTGGAACCATTACATAGGTTTTATTATCGGTAGAATACTTTTCCAAATATAATAATTTATCTTTCATTTCCGTACAAATGCTTTCGCGAGTTAATTTATCAATTCTAGTAATTTCTTCCTTTTTAATTCCTGGAATTTTCTTTATCAAATTCATTAAATAATCTTTATCTTTTGATGTAGAACAAACTGCTCCTTTTAATGTTGGAATACCAGTACCACGTTTCTTATCTTTAGATTTAATAATTGGTTCTCTGATTTTGAATAAGTCAATTTCATTTGAAGCTAGTTTATTAAAGTTTTTATCAATAATACCTACAACATAATTTTCTTCTCTACCTTCATAATAATCAATTATTGATTCAAAATCATAACCATTTTCCTTTTTCTCTTTAGTTTTTTCTTCAATAACTGGTAAATTAGATTTAACATTACCAAACTTTTGTTTAATAAAGTTTTCCAATGTAATTTGATTAGTTCTATTAATATTAGTGGTTTCTCTATAATACATTGGAACATCTTCATTTTCATTAAATGGTTGAAATAAGTAATATTTACCTCTTTGAATTAAATATCCAGAACGATTA